CTGCAGTTATTCCTGCGGATTTTGCTGGCTGGTTCATGTTAGCGGTTTACGGCTTGTTAGTCGGCGGAGTAGCTACGCTCATGTATAAACTGCTCAAAGATATGGTCTTTCGTGCAATCGAGAAATTTATTCAAGAAATTGAGGCGAATGCAACTGCCGGCGATAGCAACGACAAGGCGGCTGGATAATGGCGACTAACAAGGTCGACTGGCACGTGAAGCAATTCAAACAAAATGGTAACTTGGATGAACAAATGCAAGCTTGGCTTCGAGAAGTCGAAAGTTCAACGCCTGGCATTATTTCGGTTCAAGTTACCAAGTGCCATGACGGCTGGTCGCATGAAAATAAGGCGCTTGTTATTGTTGCCACAAAACGAGAGACTAACTAATGACTAAAGTCATCGACTTATCAGTTTATCAGGGCTTGACTAATGATCAGAATATAGTCAATGACTTTGATGCAGTTATCGCACGAGCTTCGAGTGGTGCTAGTTATATCGACCCGACCTTCGCTGGTCACTGGTCGGTTTTCAGCACCCTTTTGCCATTTAGTGCTTATCATGTTCTGTTGCCAATTTACTCGCCGCAAGCCAACCTAGCCAACTTCATTGCCGCGCTCAATGGGCGAGAACTTGATTTCGGCCCGTTCTTGGATATTGAACTAACAACTGGCTTGGGTGGTTCGGCATTGGCTGTTCGGGTGCGCGACACATTATCAGCATTCAAAAGCATTTTCCCCAATACTGCAGTTTATTCTGGTGCTTGGTGGTGGAACAAAAATATTGGCCCAGCATCTTGGCAAAATTATTACGAATATTGGGGCGCTGGTTATCCACTTTTGCTCAATGCTAAGAAAGAAGCGGCTGACTGGACGTCAATGCCAGATTACTACATTCCGCCGAATTGGCGATCTGATAAGATTGCTGGATGGCAATATACTTCAACATATCCAAACCCGGCGAGATATGTCCAGTCTAAGGGCTTGGATGCTTCGGTTTGGTTCAAAGAAATTGGCGCGGCCGAGCCGCCTCAGCCAGATGATGGAGATGGTATAACAATGGCAACTTTCAAAGTGGTGGCTTCGAATGGCTTGAATGTTCGCTCGGCGCCTTCAACTTGCGGCTTAAGAATACAGACCTTCACGCCTGGCTATGTCTTCGAAGCAAGTCAGGTTATCAAAGTTTCGGCCATGGAAACTTGGGCGAAAGTCGGCGAAGGGTTGTTCTGCGCAGTGGTATATAATGGCACTGCATTGGCAGAGGAAATCTGATGATAGTCGGCTGGCATTGTCCATATTGTGGAGCATTCTTCGCGGCCGATGAGTCGAGCCGTTTTTGTCCGCAATGTGGCTCTCAACTTGGTATTGAGCATTCACCGGTTTTGGCCAATGAGATTGGGCGCAAGATGCTGCTTGTGACAGTCGAGGGCAAGACGCGTTCTGGCGAGTTCATTTCGGTTGATGTTCATCCGCATGAGGCTGGCGTAATGGCGGTCACCGGCGAGATGTGGGGCGTTGAGATGGCCAATCTGCGAGTTATTGCACCACATGTTGGTATGAATGATTGGGTAGCTTCTGCATAGGTTTTGTATAGGTTTGGTCCTGTTTATCATGGAGATTACAAGGTGAGTAAGGCAATAATTGAGCGAGACTCCAACGGACGTTACAAGAAAGGCTCATCAGGCAATCCGAAAGGTCGACCGCCCGGTTCGGTTTCGCTCAATACTCGATTGATTGAGGCGATGGATGAGCAAGTGGTTGTCAAGCTTCGCGATGGTATAACGGTTGAAACTTCACCATCCGAACTCATGGCCAAGATGCTTGCGCGCGCCATTGCCAGCGGCAAATTAGAACTTGAAGGTCGCACGATCGCGCTTAGTCAAAGCGATTGGATGCAGATCGCGGCCATGATCTTCAAGCAGATCAGCCCAGCACCATCGAAGGTTGACGTGAGTGTGAGCGAAGGCGTCGAGCGAATGAGCGACGAAGAACTTCTGCGCGAGTTTATGGAAGAGTTCGGCGGCGCCGGCATCGAAGGTTTCGATGGCTTCGATGAAGAGGGATGAGATTGTTCGCGCAGTTTCAATTGCTCGTGAGCTGAAGCGCCGCGGTCTAAAACCATATACCCCAACCAAGCTTGAGTTGCTTAGTTGGCTGAAAGAAAATGACAAACGCTCAGACTGGTCATTTTCATGGCATCCTCTAGTGATGCGCTCTTTACAAAAAGTGGTTGATGAAGGCGGTCGGCGAATAGCGATCAGCTTGCCACCAAGAAGTGGTAAAAGTTGGCTGACTTCGACCAGGTTTCCGGCCTACGCCGTTGCGAAGCGACCCGAAACTCAGTTGATGATGATCAGCTACTCGGCTTTCCTCTCGACAAAGTTCTCGCGGCGCGCGCTCAACATGGTTCAACGTGCTGGCGTGCCGCTTGGTTCGAAAGTAGCCGCTGCTGAGTGGGAGACGTTCGCCGAGGGCGGTTGCTTCGCGGCGGGCATCGGTGGCTCGATAACTGGTCGAGGCTTCAATATTGGCATAGTGGATGACTTGATAAGTTCGTTCGAAGAAGCAGTCAGTCCACGCCAACTCGACAAGGTTTGGGAAGGCTTTTCAGTTGACTTCATGAGTCGAGCCGAGCCAAATGCAAGTGTCATTATGGTTATGACACGCTGGTCGGTTGACGACCCGATCGGTCGGCTTCAAGAAGATCATTCGGTCGGTTGGGAGTTTCTCAACATACCGGCGATAAGCTTTGGTGAAGGTGACCCACTCGGCCGACCAGAAGGCGTTGTGCTCAACCCGAAGCGGCAAAGCTTAGAGCAGCTAAATGAGCTGCGTGATGTTATGTCGCCGAGAATATTCAATGCACTTTATCAAGGTACGCCATTGCCGCTCGAGGGCGCGCTCATCAAGGCCGATATGATACAACGCTGGCCGGTCGGTAAAGAGGTGCCAGAGCTCGATGAGATTGTGTGCTACTGGGATACGAGCGGTGGCAAAGCGACAGCGGCGACTGCCGGCGTGACGATCGCTCGAGCGAAGAAAGATTATTTTATTCTGAATGTTACGGTTGGCCGATGGTCAGCCGAAGAGCGGATGCGAAAGATGATTAGTGCGACAGATGCAGTCTTCGCAATGTGGCCGAGCAAAGGTCGCAAGCAAGCATGGGTCGAAGTGCAAGGTGGTTCAGCCGGCATCGAAGTCGCTGACTGGGAGCGCAAACGTTTTCGCGATGCTGGGTTGCGCTCCCAGTCAGCGACTTCGAT